AAAAAACCCGCCGAAGCGGGCTAGGTGTTTACACCTATTGACAGATTACGCCTGCGGCGTGCCTCCATCGGTGGAAACCGATGGAGGTCTAGCATTGACCAAACCAAGCTTAAGCGCCTCAGTGTAATTGTCAGGATTCTCGAAGAAATTCATAAACTCTTGCGGGTCGTTACGGAAACGAGCACGAACATCAGCAGGAACACGAACAAACTCTTCTTGAGCCTGACGAACCAAATTCATAGCAGTATGAAAATCAGGAACACCAGAAAAATCACCAGATTTAGGCATAGCAACTTGATCAGGCAACTTACCAGAAATTCCAAAGCGACGAACAATCGTATTAATGTTAGCCTCTTCCTCAGCTGATTGAACAGCACGAGAGCCATCATCGCAAACAAGACCAGATTCAGCAGAAGCCAAGTTGCGATCATAATTATAAGCAGAACGAACAAACATAATTACCTCACTTATTAATGGTGATACCACCAGAACGGGGACGGAGAGCCTGAATCGCTTCAAAAATCATTTGAGCCAAAGGCCCATACTCTTTCATAACACGACCCAGATTAGAAGAAGACTGAGCAGCCTGTACATCAAATTTCAAAAGATCAGTCTGTTTACCAATCATAGAAATAGTTGCTTTAAGCTGATTGGTAACTTCCCTTTGAGAAATACCACGCTCACGCTCAACAATAACTTGTTCAGCAAGAAGCTCAACAGCCTTAGCAAGACGATCACCCTCAGTCTTAAGATTTTTCGTTTCCTCAACAATCTTATCAACAGTAGCATCAATTTGCTCTTGTTGAGAAGTCTGTAAATCGACAGTAGACTGAGGCATAGCAGAGGTATATTGCTGCGCAGCAGGAGTAAGAACGTCAGAAAAAACAGGCATAGCGCCAGTAGGCGTACTGGCACCACCTAGCTTAGAAGCAAGCATCGGATTAATACCAGCAGCTTTCATATCAGCGACTGCACGCTGATAAGCAGTATTGCTCATGTTCTCTTGAAATGACTGCTGAGCACTAGCAGCATCAGCTTGGGCTTCATTACGAAAAATCCCACCAAGCATACTAGCAGCAGAAGAAATAAAAGGAACAAGAGGCGAAGCCGCCTGAAACGGCTTCGCAATCACAGAAATCGTATCAAGTAAAGACATGATTAAAAGTGATCAATCAAACCAGGCACAGAATACAACGGCATTGGTCGAGCAGTCTTAATATCAAAGAACGAATCAAAGATAAATTGCTGACCATTAGCCTCGGAACCCACAGCTACAACACGTTCAACTGGCGGAGTATCTTCAATAAACGTGCTATTCAAAGTAGGCAAATTATCGAAACGCTGCGCCAAATGCCAAGCGTCAATAGTACCCGCAGCAGTAGAACGAAAAAGCGACGAAATCTGAGAAGGCTTGTAACGATACTCAGCCCAACGCTCTTGATAGCCAAACACCTGATCATCGGTAGAAGTACCAGTAACATAAATCTCCTTATTATAAACAGGCTGTTCGCCAAGCATAGCAAAAGCAGGGAAATAGAAATCGTAACGAGTCGAACGAGACCACATGCGAGGCAAACCTTGCTGATAAGTCAAGTCTGCACGAACAGAAACAAGACCAATCACAACACCGTGCTCAGTAAACGATTGAGTAAAACCATGACCCTTAGTCAACACAGTACCAACACCACCAAGCGTGCCCAAAGGTGTATCAGAACCAGTCGTACCAGTAGGGCCAGACTGAGCAATAGGGTTAACAATCAAAGGAGAAGAACCGCCGCCAAGATATTCTGGACGCTGTAATCTGGCGTCAGGAGATATAACACCAAAATGAGCGCGCACAATTTCTGTATAACGAGTACCACCACGAGCGTCACGCTCCAGAAGTTTTTGAATCTGGAATGACTGACGAAGCTGGTTAATAGTGGCAGCAGTAGCAGCAGAAAGATCAGCATAAAGAGCACCAGTCCCATCACCGGAAGAATAACCATAAACTGCCTGGGCACCAGTACCAGACGCATTAACTGCTAAGTTACGCAAATTACCATTCTGATCACGAACTTGAGCATAATTATTACCAGAAGCGTTACCATCAAAAGGCATATTCTTGCCAAAAATAGGAGCTTCAGTACCCAAAGGTAGAGTCACAGCCTCACCTTTTTGAGGCCAAGGCAAAGCAGAAGTAAAGTAATCATGTCGTTTACCACGACGACGAAGAACATAATTAGTAGATGCAGAAGCATCAGGACCGTCACCACGATCTACAACAGCAGAATCTTGTAGGTTTTCGTCCCGAAACCACTCATTCCAAATAAGGTTATAAGCACGAGGCCAAAAAGCACAGTGCGAAACAGTCTGACCAGCAGCCACCTGACCAACAGTAGGCAAACCCATATAGTCCTGGAGCGAACCAATAGCATAGCCAGCAGCTGGAGACACTTGTTGAGGAACAAGATAATCAGTGGAATCACCGGGGTCAACCTGCTCACCCATAAATTTCTGCCAATTGTTCCAAATCAAACGGTTTGGAACAAAAAAGAAAAACGAATCCAGATACATGTTATCCATGACCGGAAAAATAGGCGTAGACAAACGAGCAAAAGCCGTCATCTTAAGATTAAACGTATCACCGGGAAGTACCTCATCCACATACACAGGAATAAGATAACCAGCGTCAAACGTTGTCTTATGCGTGAACTGACGATCAAACGCAGCGCGTGGAATGTCAGCTTGGGGAATCATCGCAAAACGATGGGGGTCAACAGACCGATTACGGTGCATCATGAAAAATTCCTTTTCAATTGAGAAGATTGAGCGAGTTTCACACGCTCTTTAACAGACATACGGTCGGGCCAGAACTCCAAATGGTCACGTTTAACCAAATTAGCCATATCCAACTCACGACCAGCAACAATATCCGAAAAAACACCGGGGTTTTCACGCTCGAAAAGAATATCGTAATACTTAGGGGGTTTCACTTTAACCCCATTGATCACAACATAATCACGAGGATAAACATCGGTTTGGAACTTCTCCAACCAACGAGAGCCAATACCGGGTTTTAAACTCATCCGATTGAACTCAGGAGTCACAGAAGTACGAATCTCACCAGACTCATCAACGAACTCATCACAGGCATACCACTCTTTTGCAGCATCGCCGGTACGCTTCGCAACACAGTAACGAGCAATATAGGCAGCTGACTGAAAAGTAACATCACCAATAGACGAAAGACCGTAAGGCCAAAGAGACTCCAACAACTTGGAAGTGTAAATAGACTCACCAGAAGAAGACTTCTTATAAAAAATCTTGTCAGGAAAATCATATCCAAACAAACAAGCATGGAAATGCGGACGAATAGTCCCTTGCTCACCATATTCACCTCCAGCATAGAAGCGAACCTTAGAACCAACACGTTTACGTAGACGTTTCATAAACCGTTGAAAATCAGGGTAAGACAAAGAACCACCAGCGGGCAGGTGTGCATCGTCATAAGTCAGCGTAATGAAAGAATTGTGGTCATAGAGCGATGCCTCATGGAGGCAACGCATAGCCCACTGGCGCGACCTCTCCAAACGGCAACCGATACATTGACCGCAGGGAAGTTCAAGGGTTCCTTCAACACCGGCTTTATTCCGTGACACAAACTTTACCGAGCCATCACCCATCCGCACCGCGGGCATAGGGTGAAAACACGGCATTTACAGCCTCCAGCCGCCACGCATTGGATTGATAGAAAGATTAGCAGCCGCAACAGTACGAGTATCCGCGCCGAATTTTCGGGCAGCAATCGATTTATTGACAGGCCGACGATGAACAGGTTTCATAGTTAGGCTCCAAAGTTTGACAAAAGACACCTTCTTAGAAGGTGTCACCTAGGCCAGTTACATCAAGTGGAAACTGGCCTAGAACGGGTTATACACCCTTAAACGGACTCTTTCAAGTCCTTTGCACGAGCCACCAAGCGAGGCCCGGGACATTCAATGATTCCAGTGGAATCATCATAGGTACCGAGCTCATACAGCTCGAAATCTTCTGGATGCTTAAACATCTCATTATTGGCATCAGAACGATTAATCTCATCACGGAACGAACGAACGCCAACGGCTGAGGAAGGCAGAAACATAGGACGACCAAAAGCTTGAGCAGCTGTGTCCTTGACAGAAAGAATGATCTGGATCATTTGGCATCTCCACGAAAAGAATTGATAAGAGTGTCGATATGGCGAAATTGCTCTTGACGAATCGCCATGATAGAAGAATCGGTCTCAGAATTGATAGAACGACGAAGCTGCGCTTGACGCAGCAACAAAGACTGACGGATGACCTGACGGTCAACATTAGACAGTGGAACATCTTGCATTTGCATAAAAACTCCAAAAAACAGTGCAAAAACGCACGAAAAGAAATATAACACAAAAAAACAAAAAACC